CCGTGAGGGGTGAGGTTTAGTTATATTTATAAGTTAAAACACCAAATACAAAATCTGCTCTTGTATAGTTAAACAATCCTTTCTTCTCAAAGTTCATTCCACCGTACATCATTTTTGCTTTCATGTCATAATCCATAATTAAATCTACATTACTAATTGCATAACCGCTTTGGTAATGCTCAAAGAACTTTGAAAACTTAACGTCATTCACTGCTCCTAGATGCATATATGCAATCAGTCGAGAAAAACTTTTCTCAACAGTATCAACTTCTCTTTCCGGATGCAAAGCTAAATTGAACCAATCAAAACTGTCTCTAACAAGCATACCGCCTTTAAACTTGTATCCTAAAAACTGTTTATCTGGTCGTTTACCATCGAAAACTTGTGTTTTCTTCTTCGATAATACAGCGCCAAACCACTCCTGAAACTTTTGTTCCCACATATCCAAATTTGGGCGACGAGCTAGAGCTACGAAGCCATCATCACCAAGTGTATGTAATTCATAAATTCCATTTCCTTCATGATATGCAACTGATTCAATTAAAATCGCCGTAATAATTGAGCCCACTAATTGTGTCAAACCACTTCCTGAAATAATGGTTCCATCTAACCATTCCAACTTTCCATTTGGTAACATAATTGGTGTATGTATAAAATAAAGTCTTACATATTCCCAAACTCTTCTATATCGTTTTTGTTCAGAAGCACGAAGTTTCTTTCCTTTCCATGTTGTAAAATCAATCATATCTTCAATAATGTCTAACGCCATGTCTAATAATGCCGTAACCGTATTTCGATCAAACTTATCGAAATCTGTTCGTACAACCGAAGATCCCCTCGGGAAACATTTTGCACTTAAATCCCTCAATCTTGGCAAAACATCTTGGCCTGTAAAAATTAAACCATTCTTCTCTTTCTTCACAGCAACCATGATTGGAGAAACGAACATTTGTTCGAGCGTAATTTGCGACGCTCGAACATTGTAAATTATTCTCCTATTCCTACTAGTGTTAATATGCATATGGCCGCGCGTTCCGAGCAATGTAGGCTCTGGAACTTGCGGAACTCCCATCTTCGCTTTTAACATTACATCTCTAACTTTTGATTCTATTTTATCGAGCACGTCACCCTTCTTTTTACCCGGGTAGCCGTAGCCAGCAGAAGTATCCTTGTGTAAACCAGCGATCGTTTCTTCAACACTCCATGGTTCCACAGCCTTAGGCAATCTTTGCCTTACTCTCTTCATTGCATAATTCAAAACACCCATTGTACTTGAATCTATCTCGATAGTCCTGTTTTGATTACCTCCTTGGACTTCATAAAAAATTTCTTCAACTTCATAAGCAGTTGCTCCTCTTTTTGTGTATTCTCCTAACGACTCGTAAAGATCCATATCAAAATCCTTAAGCGCTTCAGACACAAACTGGTCCTCCACACCAGCAGGTGAATGTATACCGTAAGTATACGCTTTAATTTCCTCTAATGAACGGAAAAAACCCATAGCTTATATATAGATTGAAC